TCAACCGCCCCGGTGGACGCGCGGGTCGACGGCGGCCTCCCGGCCGGTGGGGCGAGTGGCCCCACTCACAGCCAGGATCATCTCCGTCATCTCGACGAACTGCCGCCGATGGCTGTGCGGGATGCCGAGCAGACCGCAGGCCTCCTCCGGCGTGATCTGCCCCTCCCCTGCCGCACACGAAGCGCCCGGCAGCGGCAGGTCACCCTCCGTCACCTTGCCGGACTCGATCAGCATCTCCCGCAGACCCACGCCCAGGGCACGCGCCAGGGCGCGCATGGTCTCCAGATCCGGCAGGCTCTGCCGCTGCAGCAGCCGGGTCACCGCCGCACGGTGCACACCGGCGTCCTCCGCCAGCCGCGACCTGCCACCCCCACGGGGGCTGTCAATGTCGTATCCGCGCTCGCGCATCAGGCTCTCGACCCAGCTCGCGAACCGCTCCATCTCCGAGTCTTTGTTGCCCACCAGCACACTCCCTCCGCGCCGCCGACCCTACCGGGCGCTCGCGCACGCAAGCACCAGAATGCGGCACCCGGCTCGGACAAACCTCCCCCGACAAGGGAGTTTGCCTGTTCCAGGGCGGGGTTGGGTGAAGGTTTGGTGAACCTCGCACAGGAACTTTATGTTGCGCTCCCGCACGCAAGATCCCTAATCTGTGTTGCGCGGCTGCAACTTCATACGCCTGCCGCCCTCCCTGTCGCCTTCTTCATCACTCGCGCCCGCACACCGCAGGAGCAAGCTCATGACCGACCGCCTCACCCGGCCCGAACCCGGCGCCGTATGGCTGGGCATCCTCCTCCGCCAGTTCCCCGAACTGAGCCAGGAGCTGACCCCCAGCCGTACCGCCGCCTCTTCCTCCTCGTCGGGACGCTCCACGAGGTCCGCCCCCGGCGCGCCGATCCGGCTGTTCGTCTCCGACACCATCCGCGACATCACCGACGGCGTGGTGGAGCTGGAGGAGGCGGTCTGCGAGAGGCTGCGGCTGCCCCGGCCGCGCCGCGGCACGGTGCCGGAGCGCCTGACGCGGCTGATCGGGCTGCTGGACCGCGTCGCCGCCCACCCGGTGCTCGCCGAACACGTCCGCGGGGAGGCCCGGCGCATGGCCCGGCGCTGTTCGCTGGCCCTCGGCGACACCGAGACGCCCGTCCGCGTACGGGGCCGCTGCGTGCACTGCGACTCCGTCTCCCTGCGCGTCTTCCCGCACCGCGAGACCGTGCTCTGCGTCAACCCGGGCTGCCGCTGCCAGGACCCGCTCTGCGCCTGCCGTACGGACGTCCGGCACCGGCACTCCTGGGCGCGGGCCGAGTGGCAGCACCTCGCCGAAGCGGCGCACGCCGACCCCGCCGAGCTGTCGGCGGCCCAGGAGACGGCGGACCGTGGAGAAGGAGCGGCCCGGTGACCCTTCCCCCCTCCCTCGGCGCGGCCCTGATCACGACCGCGATGGCGGCCCAGGAGGCGGCCGTCACACCCGACACCGTCCGTAAGTGGGTCCAGCACGGCCACCTCGCACCCGCGGGACGGCAGGGCCGGGCGAACCTCTTCCGCCTCGACGAGGTCTTCGCGGCGGAGCGCGCAACGCACCGGGCGCACGCACCACGCTCCCGCGCCTGACCACCCCACGAGGACCCGCCGCACAGGGGCGCCCCGCGAACATCGCGGGGCGCCCCCTTTTTTGTGCCTTATCGGCACCTTCCTGCCGTCCGGCCTCTTCGCCCTCCGGGGTCAGTCCTCACCCCGGTGGATGCGGTACACCTGCGCCCCCGCGGGCCCGCCTTCGGCGTCCATGGCGGAGACCGCCTCCTGCCATCCGGAGACGAAGCCCCTCAGCTCCGCGGCCTCGGCACCCCGCGCCGCGACCTTCCGCACCACCGCGGACAGCGTCCGGGCCACCTCGCCGGTGAAGGCGCCGGCGTCCCCCGACTCGGCGGCCACCTCCAGCGTCGCCGCCACCACCTCCGCGAGCGGATCGCTGTGTGTGCTCATCGGGTATCCCCTCCGCACAGCACGCCCTGCCCGCTCACGCCACCCCCAGATACTGTCCACCGGTTCACGCACTTCTCCGACCCTTGGAGAGGTGCGCGTAATAGCCCCCAAACCTAACCTCTTCCACCTCCTGACCGAATGTCAGTTCGCCAACGGGCAAGGAATCTCCACCCGTGGGAGGAGCTTTGGTTGCTGCGCCGCAACTTCCAGTTGCGCTCGCGCTCGATCTCGTTCACAATAGGTGCAGCGGCGGAGCTGCGCCCTCAACCGGGCGGCGGCATCCGCCGCTTCGCGTTGAGCGGGCCGTACGCGCTCTCTCCCTCCGCACTCCGTGCGGCCCGCTCCCGCGAACGCCGCCGAAAGGAGCGCGCATGTAATGGAAGACCCGATCACGTTCCCCGATGTGGAACACCTCATCATCGACAACCTCAGGACCCGGTCCGAGCTGACCGGCGTCGTCGTCGACAACCGCCCGCCCGCCGGCTTCGACGGCACCCAGAAAGCGGTGCTGGTCTCCCGGACCGGCGGTGCCTGGGTCGACGACCTCCACCTCGACCAGCCGATCGTGGAACTGGAGGTCTACGGGCCGGACAAGACCACGGCGCACACCCTGTCGCTGCTGGTCCGCACCGCGCTCCTCCAGCTCCGCGGCACGGCGTACGGCAAGGCGTTCGTCACCGACGTCACCGAGACCGAGGCCGTGCGCTGGTTCCCGGACTACAACCGGCCCGCCGCCAACCGCTACCGCACGACGGTGTGGTTCGCGCTCCGCCCGGTCTGAGCCGCCCTCTCTTCTCCCTCCCACGGCGAGCACGTCACAGCACGGCGCAGCCGTCACCGCACACCGCAGGCCCTGTCGCATCCGGCAGGGCCTTTCCCGTACCCGCACGACCACACCAAGGAGCATCCATGTCCGGAATGAACCCCTCCGAGATCCGCGTCGCCGGCACCGGCCGCGTCTACCTCGCCAAGGTCGGCACCGCCGCCCCGGCCGACGTCACCGCCCTGTGGAGCGACGACTGGCACAACCTCGGCTACACCAGCACCGACGGCGTGAAGTTCGGCCGCAAGGGCAAGACGGCCGTCATCGACACCTGGCAGTCGCTCAGCCCGGCCCGGACGATCTTCACCGAGCACGAGCTGACCGTGAAGTTCAGCATGCTCCAGCTCAACCGGGACACCTTCCCGTTCTTCTTCAGCGGCGGCGACGTCCAGAGCACCCCGAACTCGGGCAGCTTCAAGTACGACATCCAGGCCGACCCGGGTGAGGACGAGCGCGCGCTCGGCCTGGAGTTCCAGGACGCCGGCGACATCACCTACCGCCTCGTCGTGCCGCGCGGCCTGGTGACCGTCAACGACGACGTGGACTTCAACCGCAAGGGCGCGGTCAAGCTCGGCGTCACGTTCACGGCGATGTCCCTCGGCCCCAACGCCCCGCTGGCGACGTGGCTGATGAAGGACAAGGCGTACGCGGCGGCCGCGCCGAAGTAAGCCCTTCCGCACCACCCGAACCGGGGCGCCGTCCTTTCTACGGGCGGCGCCCCTCCCCCTCTTCAACATCCTTCAAGGAGCGATCCGTCATGCCCGCATTCGACGTCAACGCCGCCCGCGCCCAGCGCCTGGAGGCCCACGGCCGCACCTGGTCCTTCACCCTCGACGGCGAGAGCTTCGCCCTCCCCACGGAGATCGGCCACCGCACGGCCCGCGAGCTCGGCAGGCTCGCCGACGACGACATCGACGGGCTGATGGCGCTGCTGCTCGGCAAGGAACAGCACGCGCGCTTCACCGAGCGCGAGGTGTCCGTGCAGGACATCGCCGCGATCCTGGAGGCGTACGGCAAGGAGACCGGGCTCGGCCTGGGGGAAGACTGAGCCTCGGCACGTTCGTCGACGAACACGCCGAGGCTCTCGAAGCGGATCTGCTGCGGCACTACGGCGTGGACCTGCTGGACTGGCACCGCGGGTCCCTCTCCTCACGCCGTCTCGCGGTCCTGGTCAAGCACCTGCCGCGGGACAGCGCCGTCAACCGCGACCTGCACGGTGAGGCGGCCGACTGGGACGTCCCCGCCCATCTGCTGGCGAGCGTCGTCGACCAGCTGGCCGTGGCCAACTGGATGACCGTCACGCTCAACGGCGACACGGACGCGGATCCGCTGGACTTCCCGGAACCGGTGCAGCGGCCGGGCCTTCCGGGCCACGGCCCCGAGGACACCGGCCACGCCGCGGACGGCGAGGGCCCGGGGACCGCGCGGGAACGGGGCCCGGCCGGCGGAATGCCGTCCCCGGCCGAACTCGCGCGGTTCTTCGGCAGCTGAACCGCGCCCGAACCGCCTGAGCCACCCGAACCCGGCGGTCTCGGCCGTCCCCGGCCACCCCGGCCGTCCTCCCTCGCCTCCGCCCGGAGCCGGCCGGCGCGGCCACCGCCCCCTTCCCGGGCGCGGCCGCCCCGGCCCCGGCCCTGCCGTGCCGTGCGAACGGAGCCGACCGTCCGTCCCGGCCGCGCCCCTCCTCGCCGGGACTCACATCAAGGAGAAGGCAATCCCGTGCCGGAACCGAACACTCAAGCGCCCGGCCTTTCCCCGGGCGACGTCCTGGCCCAGCTGAAGTCCTCGATACCGCGATGCGACCTGCTGGGCTCGTCCGGGCAGTCGCCGTGCTCGAAGGGCAAGAAGCCGGGCGACGGAACCGTCGTCTCGATCCTGGTGACCGTCAAGGCCCGGATCAGCGTCATCCTGCAGGAAACCCTCGTCCTGCGGACCCGGCTCACCTCCGTCACCAGCATCACCACCACCCTCAGAACCCGGCTCACGGCCCTCGTCACCGCGACCGCGACCGTCAGGGCCCGCCTCAACGCGCTGGTGACGCTCACCGCCACACTGCGGGCCCGGATCAACGCCACCGTCAAGCTGACGGCGACCCTGCGGGCCCGGATCAACGCCACCGTCAAACTCACCGCGACACTCCGCGCGCGCGTCAACGCCGTCGTGAAACTGACCGCCACGCTCCGCGCCCGGATCAACGCGGTCGTCAAACTCACGGCCACGCTGCGCGCCCGCGTCAACGCCACTATCAAGCTCACGGCGACGCTGCGGGCCCGGATCAACGCGGTCGTCAAACTCACCGCGACACTCCGCGCCCGCGTCAACGCCGTCGTGAAACTGACCGCCACGCTCCGCGCCCGCGTCAACGCCACCATCAAACTGACGGCGACGCTGCGGGCCCGGGTCAACGCCACCATCAAGCTCACCGCCACGCTCCGCGCCCGCGTCAACGGCGTCGTCAAGCTCACCGCCACGCTGCGCGCCAAGGTCAACGGGGTCATCGACCTCACGGCCAAGCTGCGCGCCAAGGTCGACGGGGTCATCAACCTCACCGCGAACCTGCGGGCCAAGGTCGACGGCGTCATCAACCTCACGGCCAAGCTGCGCGCCAAGGTCGACGGGGTCATCAACCTCACCGCGAACCTGCGCGGCAAGATCGACGGCGTCATCAACCTCACCGCCAGCCTGCGCGGCAAGGTCAACGGCGTCATCACACTGACCGCCAGCCTCAGCGCCAGCCTGCGCGCCAAGGTCAGCGCGGTCATCGAGCTGACCGTCCAGCTCAAGGCCAAGGTGCAGGTCAACCTCGAGACCAGCATCACCATCAAGGGCAAGCTCAGCGAGGTCCACTCCACGACCGGCACGATGGGCGGCAAGGTCGGCGGCATCCTCGGCATCGTGGGGCGGATCTTCCCCATGGTCGGCACCATCCTGGGGATCATCGAGGCCATCAGCGCGGTCATCAGCGGCCTGAAGAGCTTCGGCCTCTTCGCCACCGGCGGCATCGTCTCCCCGCGCAGCGGCGGCCTGCCCGCGATCGTCGCGGAAGCCGGCCAGAGCGAGGCCGTGATGCCGCTCTCGAGGCTCGACAGCCTGATGACCCGCGCGGCGGTCGGAAGCCGGCTCGCCGCCGCCGGAATGCCCTCCGGCGCGGGCATGGGCGGCGGCTTCCACATCGAGAACTACTACGCCGCCCGGGACAGCGACCCCCGGGCCGTCGCCCGGTCGCTGATGTTCCTCGACAAGGCACGCGGATGAGCGCGCGCCCGCGGACCACCGGCGAGCTGCTCGCCCCGGTCACCGTCATCGCCCCGCGCTCCGGCGGCGTCGCCGGGCTCCTCGGCGCGGGCGGCGAGCCCGACGCCGTCCTCCCGCTGCCCGACCTCGACCGGCTGCTCACGGGCATCGCCGAGCAGGCCCGGCGCATCCCCGGCCCACAGGCGGCGCGTACGACCTCCTGCCCCGAGTACCACGAACCCGAGGGCCGCGGCTCCCACGGCATCGCCGAGGACCTGCTGTTCCTCGCCCAGACCCGAAGGTGAGGGCCGACTCCCCATGCCGCCGACACCCTTGACCACCGACGCCACGTCACCCGGCTCACTGATCACCCAGGACGGGCAGATCCAATGGGGCGACATCCTCCTCGGCCCCGGCACCGACTACGAGATCGCGGACAGCGGCCCGACCGGCTGGGCCGACCTGCCCGTCCTCGACAGCGGCGACGTGCTCCGCCCGGACCAGCACGGCGCCTGGCCGGGAGCCATGTGGGCGCAGGCCCGCACCGTCACCGCGCCCGTCTGGCTGCTGCCCCGGCGGCCGGAGCAGGCCGCGGCCGTGGCCCGGGAGTTCCGGGCCGCCACCGCCGTGCACTCCGGCGAGCAGTGGCTGGCCGTACGCCTGCACGGCGAGACCCTGGCCTGCCGGGCCCGGGTCAACCAGCGCGTCATCCCCCACGACCGGATGTTCGTCACCCGGGGCATCGCCAAGGCCACCGTCCAGTGGATCTGCGCCGATCCACGGCGGCTGTCCGTCGGGCCGCCGCACTCCCAGAGCACCGGCCTGCCCGTCGTCGCCGACGGCGGCCTGGTCTGGCCGGCCGGCCTGAACTGGCCCCTGGACTGGGGTAAGAGCGGGGGCTCCACAGGGCAGCTCACCGTGCACAACGCAGGCGACGCCCCGACGAGCCCGGTCATCGAGTTCCAGGGTCCGGTGGACCGCCCCACGCTGACCCGGAGGAGCGACGACCTGCGGCTGGAGTACGGCATCAGGCTCACCGAGAGCGAGCGGCTGACGATCGACGTCAACGCGGGCACGGTCGTGTCCAACGGCACGCAGTCCCGGGTGAACACCGCCACCGCCGGCTCGGCTCCCGAGCAGCTCTTCCAGCTCGAACCCGGCGAGACGCAGCTGAGGTTCTCCTGTGCTCCCGGCGCCCCCGTCGACCCCAGGGCCGCCGTGACCGTCACCTGGCGCGACGCCCACTGGTGACAGCCGCCGCCCTCACCCACCCGTACCCGCAACACCTCCAGGAGATGAAGATGAGCATTCGCAGCGCCTGGCTCCTCAACGGCACCGACTCCGGCGGCCAGACCCGCGTGGACACCCGCCTCGCCCCCATCGGCACCATGGTCCCCACCGGCGCGCTGACCTCGCGGGACGGCGTCGTCCCCGGTTCCCAGAACGGCAACTCCGTCATGGAGGGCCTGTACGTCTTCGGCGACAGCACCGGCATGACGGCCAAGGTGACCCCGGGCCGGGCGATCGTCCAGGGCGCCGCGGGCAGCTACCCGGTCTACATGTCCGACCGCGCCACCGTCGTGATCAAGGATGGCGACGCCGGCAATCCGCGTATCGACCTCGTCGTGCTGCGCGTGCGCGACAACGACCAGGACGGCTCCGGCCAGACCATGGCCGAACTCGGCGTCGTCGAAGGCGTCGTGGCCGCTTCCCCGGTCGCCCCCGAGGTGCCCGCCGGGACGCTTCCCCTGGCCGAGATCACGGTCCGGCCCGGAGCCTCCGCGGGCAACGGCGGCATCGCCTGGAGCACCGATGTGAAGGACCGCCGCCGCCCCGTCGTCGCGGTCGGCGGCATCCTCCCCGCCGACGTCACCGGGGCGTACCGGGGCGCCTACCCCGGCCAGTACCGCGACACCGGCAACGGCCTCGAGCGCTGGAACGGCGACATCTGGCAGCCGTACCCGACCCCGCGCGCCTGGTCGACGTACACCCCCAAGTGGGGCGCGGAGAACGGCCCGCAGCCCAAGCTCGGCAACGGCACCGCCGTCGGCCGGTATCTCAAGGAAGGCACCGTCGTCCACTTCTACGCCTCGATCGTGATCGGCACCACCACCGACTGGGGCGGCGCCAACAAGAACGGCGACTGGTGGCTGACCCTGCCCGTCCGCCCCGCGAACTCCATGCCCGGCCACTTCCGCGGCCGCATCGGCGGCGCCTACTACGCGGGAGGCTGCAACATCGCCAACCAGACCGTCAGCGGGACCGAAACCACCACCGGCGTGGCCCGGGCCTGGACCTGCAGCGACTTCCAGGGAGTCCCCACCAAGGAGTTCGTCGACGGGGACTACCCCGCCGCGACGGCCCCCACCCAGCGCTACGAGGTCTTCGGCACCTACGAGGCCGCCGCGTGAGCGGCCCCGTCACCGCGACGGACGTCACCTACCGGGCCCTGTTCTGCGATCTGCTGACCGACGAGCTCATCGACGCGCTGCCGCTCACCGGCGTCGAGTTCGACGACTACATCGGCAAGTCCGGGCAGCTGCGCGCCACCGTGCCGCTCCCGGACGACCGGCTCGCCGAGCGGGCCCGCAAGGCGCTCCGGCCCGGCCGCACCGCGGTCTGGCTGGAGCGCGGCTCCGACATCTGGTGGGGCGGCATCCTGTGGACCTGCGCCGTGAACGGGGACGAACGCGGGCGGCTGTCGGCCGAGATCCAGGCGGGGACGTTCGACACGTACCTCGACCACCGCTTCCTCACCGAGAACAAGACCTTCTCCGGCGAGCAGTTCGAGATCGCACGCGACCTCGTCCGGTACGCCCAGCAGGGGAACGGCGACATCGGCATCGAGTACGGCACGGACGTCCCCACGAAGCCCCGGCCCAGGAGCTACTCGTTCGCCTGGACCGACCTCGCCCGGATCCGCGAGCTGCTCGACCAGGCGGCGAACGTCGAGGACGGCTTCGAGTGGCGCATCCGCTGCTACCGGAGGAACGGCAAGCGGATCAAGGAGCTGCAGCTCGGCGCGCCCAGCATCACCAGCGGCTCTGCGGAGATCGTGCTCGACCGCCCCGGCCAGGTGCTCAGCTACAGCCTGCCCACCGACGCCTCCGTACAGGCCAACGTCTGGGTCGCCCGAGGAGACTCGGCCGACTCCGGCAAGGCGGACGCCGTCCCGCAGATGTCCGAGGTGAAGAGGGCTCTCCCCAAGGTCTCGGCGGGCTGGCCGCAGCTCGACGACTCGTCGGACCACAGCGGGATCTCCGACAAGAACCTCCTGACGAGGATCGCCGCGGCCCAGCTCGCCATGTACCAGCAGCCGCAGGTCATCCCCGAGGTGACCGTGCGCGTCGACAGCCGGATCACCTCGGACCTGCTCGGCGCCACCCTCCGGCTGCGCTTCCGCGACGGCTGGCACCGGGGGGAGAAGTCGGAGCCCGACAAGCGCTACCGCGTCGTCGGCGTGGCCGTCAGCCCGCCGGAACGCGGCAGGGGCGAGACCGCCACGTTCTGCCTCGAACCACTGGAAGAGGTGAAGTGAATTGGCCGCCGTGCCACTCGATCTGCTGGACCGGATCCGCGCCCTGGAACGGCAGGTGCGCGCCCTGATGGGCAGCGCCAACACCCGCCGCACCGCCCCGCCCGTCCCGGCCGTCGTGCCCCCGGCGCGCCTCGCGCTCCCGCCCGCGCCGAACGACGGCCGGGACCTGCCCACCGACTGAGCCACCGGGGGCGGACGCCCCGCGCGCCCGCCCCCGCCGACCACTGGAGAGCAGCACCATGGCCAACCCTCTGACCGCCGACGAGCTCGTGACCGCCCTCCGCGCCGAGGGCGTCACCGTCGTCGAGACCCCCGGCTGGCGCGACCACAACCGCGATCACAAGGGCCCCTGGGGGCCCGTCAACGGGGTCGTCGTCCACCACACCGTCACCCGCGGCACCGACTCCTCCATCGAGCTCTGCTACGACGGGTACGACGAGCTGCCCGGGCCGCTGTGCCACGGCGTCATCGACAAGACCGGCACCGTCCACCTCGTGGGCAACGGCCGGACGAACCACGCCGGGCGCGGTGACGGCGACGTCCTCCGGGCCGTCGTCGACGAGACCGCGCTCCCCGCCCCGACCAATGACGACACCGACGGCAACACCCACTTCTACGGCTTCGAGTGCATCAACATGGGCGACGGCGACGACCCCTGGCCCGCCGCCCAGCTGGAGGCCATCGCGCGGGCGAGCGCCGCGATCTGCCGCGCGCACGGCTGGACCTCGGGATCCGTGATCGGCCACAAGGAGTGGACCAGCGGCAAGACCGACCCGGTCGGCTTCACCATGGACGACATGCGCGAGCGCGTCGCCGCGCGCCTGGGCTCCGCGCCGGCCGGACCGGACGAGCCGACCGGACCGGACGAGCCGGCCGGGACGGACAGCTACGAGCCCTTCCCCGGCCTGCGCTTCTTCGAGGACCACCCCGACTCCCCCGTCGTCACCGCCATGGGAGAACGGCTCGTGGCCGAGGGCTGCTCGGCCTACGCGGTCGGGCCCGGCCCGCGGTGGACCGACGCCGACCGCCAGTCCTATGCCCGCTGGCAGCGCAGGCTCGGCTTCACCGGCGCCGACGCCGACGGCTGGCCGGGCCGGGTCTCCTGGGAGGCCCTGAAGGTCCCGCGCCCGTCCTGACCCCGCGCCCCGCCCCCACCTCGTACCCGGCACGACGTACGACGTACGCAAAGGAATCTCCCTTGGCTCCCCTCTCCCAAGCCGCCAGACACACCCTCCGCACCGTCCTGCAGACCGCCGTCGGCCTCGCCGTCGCCCTCCCCGCGATCGTCGACGCCTCCGGCATCCCGGCGAGCCTGCCCTGGGCCGCCGGCGCGCTCGCCGTCGCGGGCGGGCTGACCCGCGTCATGGCACTGCCCGCCGTCCAGACGCTGCTGCCCGCCTGGCTGCGCACCGGACCGCCGTCGGACCCGGACGCGGACCTGCGCGCCCTCGCCACGGCCGCCGAGGACCGGGGCCGCGCATGAGGGAACCCGGCCCGTCCGACACCACCGGTGTCGCCCTGGAGCTGGAGCGCCTGCGCGGCACCGTGGAGGCCGGCTTCGCCCGCGTCGACGGGGCCCTCGCGCTCCTCGTCCAGCGCAGCGACCAGACCGACCGGCAGCTCGCCGACCACGAGTCCCGGCTCGACTCCCTGGAGCGGGCCCGCTGGCCGCTCGCCAGCATCGCGGCCCTGACCGCGCTGGCCGGGCTGGCGATCTCCGTACTGCAACTGCGCTGA